GCCGACAAGGTTTAGATAGTTGGCAGAATCCCTGTCTCCACTTGCCATGATTCCTGTGCTTTCTTTTCAACCTCAGCAGCACCATCAATCTTCTTAGGTTGCAAACCGTTGGCGCGAAGACGTTTGTATGCTGGCATATCTTTGTTCCAGTTACGTTCAGTTGTATTGACTTCCGCCACCCTAGCCCCTCGGCTAGTGGTCGTGTTGGTCCCCATGCGAACCCCTGCAACCCTGCAACCGAAGCATCCTTCGACGTCTAGGTTCGGGTGTGTTTCCCTGTGCTTCACGAAATGTATTCTCCGTATCCTGCCGCAGTCAATGCGGTTGCTTCGTCTGCTGTTATCTCGTTATCGTGTCCGCCATAATACACTTTCGATACCATGCTCAGACTTGACGGCTGGTTGTCAGTATAGATTCCGCTAGTAAGCAAGAAGATGTTGCGTCCGCGTGGTGATGCTTCGATGCGCCCACCAAGACGGTTCGCTAGACGCTGGTCTTTTGACAAATGCAGACCGCCCATGTAGTCGCTGATGATTACTGGTACAACAAAGTTGTCGGTTGGTGGGTTGAATGTTGCCATCAGGTGATACTACTTCCAAAGCCCGCTGCGGTAAGTTCTGTTATTTCTGGTTCTGTCAAGAAATGGTCATGCCCACCAAGATAGGTGCGGGTGATGAGTTCTGGTCTGCGTGGGTCTGTAGTGGTGTAACTAGCATCGGTGAGACGGTACAAGTTTTTGGCGCGTGCGCCTTGTGGGGTGTGGGCGAACAGTCGGTCTGGGGATGCGTCAGAGAGTCTGACTGCGAATGGGTAGCCTTCGGTTATTGGGACGCGGAAGATGTGGGATTTGACCCATTCGGTAGGGACATAGTCTCCGATGCCTGAACCTGTTGCCGTTCTGATAACGGTGACGTAACCAAGTGCGGACTGCGCTCCCGTTCCCGTACCCGACGCTGTACGGATATTCGTGACGATGCGTGTCGCTGTCTGCGTTCCTTGACCAGACCCAGTAGCAGTTCGTGGTGCAACATGGAGTCCGAGTGTAGTCGATGTTCCGTTGCCTGCACCTGACGCTGTGCGTGGTGCGATGTGTAAGCCTGTTGCATCGAAACTGGATGTGCCTGTTCCTGTGGCAGTTCGTGCGGGGTTGATGTTCCAGTCGGCTGTGTCGCCTGCTGTTGCCCCACCTGAGCCGTATGCTGTGCGGAGCAAGCCGACGATGATGGTGTTGTTGGATGTTCCTGTACCGTCGCCTGTTGCGGTGCGGGTGAGGATGGTAAAGAAGTTTGAGGTGGCTGTTGAGTCACCAAGACCTGAGCCTGTGGCTGTTCGTTGGACGGCAGTCTGGTTGTAGATTACGCCTATCTGGTTGTAGACGTATCCTGATTGGTTATAGGTGGTAGTCATTAACTACCTACTTGGCATACCCGTAAACAGAGATAGTCCCACCAGTTAAAGTTCCACTGCTTGGCTTAACAACAAACGATGTGTACGAGTTCGTGTCGTTCAAAAATCCACTAGTAGTAACTAAAAATCCAGTGGTGTCGTAGTCCGTACTTTGGCTGCGAAATCCTGTTTTTTTAGATAAAAACGGTCCGTAAAGATAACAATTCATGTTATTACCAGTTGTTGAACATCTTCCAGCCTCAACAAAAGATGCTCCAGTGGTGCTACTTAACGCAAGTGGTGATGTTGTGGTGTACTGCGAATAGTGGGATGCGTAATAATATCCGCTAGTTGTTGAACCTAGTTGAAGGTTAAATGAAGTGTTTGAACTAGTACCGCCATCAACGATTATTTGATAGTTGTCATAAGCACTACTGAATACATCACTTACTGTGGCACTAGATACCGCTGTCCCGATTGTTTGAGTTTTGATTAAGTCAAGACCAAGAGAGTTTGCCCGACCAGTGGACAACACAACCCAACCAGTCCCGTTCCAAACCATCGCCCTATCCGTGTCAGTCTCGTAAATAACCTGACCGTCATAAGGGCTGGCAGGACGAGTAGACGACGTACACACACCAGGCTTAACAATCGACTGTGCGCCAACAACACTAGATAGTGGCATCTGGACTCCATTCTTCGGCGGTGTTTCCTTCAGCAACCCACGCTAGATACTCCTGATATTCAGCACAAACTTCATCCATAGGGATAAAAGTCGTTGAGGAATCCTCGTTCTCTAAACGAATAATCGTGTGGTCTTCTCTAATGGTTTGCAAAAAATATTGTTTGTTCATCACAACTCCGAGTTGACTGCATAAACCATTGAGTAGGAACAGTATGGAAAACTAGCATTGTTAACGGTTTGCTTATGTGAAAAACTATCTACGTTAAAACTTTGCACCGTTCCGTTACCTGCTGCGGCGTTATCTCCACCAGTAACAGTAACGCTGACTGCACCAGTTGAACGTTTACGAACCTTATAATGCACCAATCGTTCTGTCCACGGAACCCAAGTCCCGTTGACAACAATTTGATAGAAAATAGCACTTTCACCTTTTTCGTAATAGCGCAAACATTTCTGCAAGGTCGTTCCGTAGTCTTCAAATTCAAATGGTGTAGGAACAGAACCAGCCTCAACCTGAACACCCGTTATCTCGAAGTAATCTGCTGCACCTGCTGTTCCTACGGGCGTGTAATAAAAGTTTATTGCAAGTTGTGTCATTGATGATGACAAAGTTGTAGATGTATAAGTGAATCGTTGCCAAGTCGTTGTTAAAGTTGCAGTTTGGTTTATTGGTGAGGCTTGACCTGTAAAACCGTTAATGACATCTTGGTCGGTTCCTGTGCCTGTATTAAGTTCAACTTTCAGTGCGCTTGATGCCGCTGAATAATTAGCACCTTTGCGAGCATAAAAAGAAACAGTAGCAATTTTTCCAGCAAAAGCACGAGAATTGAGAGATTCAAAACTTTGTGAGAAAAAAACTAGTTGCAAATCTGTATTGGAGTTTGCTCTACCAACCCTTGCACAGTACTGTATATTTGGCAAATTGGTGGTGTCTGATGTTGCTTGTTGGCTAATGTTGTATGGCGCACCTGAAAGACGAAAACTTTTCCATCGGTCAAGTGAGTATTGAAAACTTGTAAGACCAGTGAAAGTTGTTCCTCGTTGTGCAACCTGCATCGCACCATTGATAACCACGTTCCTACCACCAGCAATAGGAGCCAACACAGTCCACTGTGAACCATCCCACACCGCCGTCTGGTCAACATCAGTCATATAAATAACCTGACCATCAAACGGGTTCACAGGTCGATTAGTTGAAGTGCAAACCCCAGGTTTGATGCCTTGTGTTGTTGCTGAGATTGTCATTGGGTTGCCTTAATGATGTAGTTCAAAACCAGTGTTGGCTGGGTGTTGGTGTGTGCTGTACCTCCACCATTGATAATTGCGGGGCGTTGACCAGCGCCAAAAGCATTTGGAAACTCTGTAGCAGGTCTTCCCAAATACCCCCCAGTACTTCCTCCGCCAGCACCAAGCAGCGGCCAAAAATTAGAACCATCGTTGACACGAATTTCAGTAGCAGGAACTTGTGAATCAGTCAACGTATGTGTCTGCGCTCCACCAGTAGCACCCAAAGTATTAGAAGCAGTAAGAACCGTACTCGTCAAACGAGAAGCAGCCGAACCACCCATGTTGTCAACACCAGCAGGAACACGCCCACGCAAATCGGGAAGATTAAAAGTTGTAGACCCATCACCCGAACCATAAGTCGTACTTAACGCATTAAACAAAGCCGAATAAACTGTACGACTAACAGCCTGACCAGCACACATCAACCAGCCAGCAGGAGCATTAACACCAGCGAACGCCGATACCACCCCAACAGGAACCTGCGAAGGTACGCCTAATCCAACGGACAATCCCATTACGCTGTTTGCTTCTCCCAACCCACAACCGTAACAGTCACCTTGCTCGCAGTATCCGATAATCCCTGCAACGTTTCACCAGCAGCCAACACCAAAGCCGTATCCCAAACCATCACATCATTCGCACCAATCGGCAACGCAGAAAACAAACGGTTAGCCGCAGTCGCAGCAGAACCAATCGCCAGTGTCACAGTACGGTCAACGGTGTCCGTGTTACAAATAATGACCTGCTTAATAACCTCGCTATAACCAGTAGCAGCCGTACAAAGAGTCGTAGTCGAAGTACCCAACTGTGTAGGTCCACCAAGACGCGATTCGTTTCTGTCACCAATAGCCATATTATGCTCCTACGTCCATCAATATAATCGCCGCCAAAACATCTGAGTTCAACGGCTTATTAACTTTATAATCCAACGATGCAACTACCGCTGAACCATTCACGCCAACTTTAGCCTGCAACGCTTCAATAGCATCGTTAGCATCAGCGTGCTGGTCAGCATGAGACGGGCTAGTAAGCGCATCCGTACTAGTCGGGTTAGTTAGCGCGTCTAGCGAGGTAGGAAAGCCTGTTGCCACGAGGGGCTACCCGCCTAGTCCAGCGTCAACGTAAGAGACGTAATTTGGAAAGTGTCACCAGCGGTAACAGCAGCAGTAGTAGCCAAGCCACCCGACCACAAACAGTTACCAGCAGACACATCATCCCACAACGACCAATGGCTATAAGTCTCAGTAGTAGAAACGTTCGTCCACTCAACAGTCGCAGAAGAAGTCATCGACCCAGACGAAGCCGCAGCAAACGTCACAGCCTTACGGGTGGTTTCGGCAGCGGCATTAGACGTACCAGCCTCACCAGGGTCGCCCGTATGCAACTTCAGGTAAACAGCGGTAACAGCAAAAGAGGTATTGCGAAGCGTGTTGAGTAACGCTAGTTCTGCATAGTTAGAAATTGACATTGTAAACCTTTCGTATCATATGACTATAGCAAAACGAAAGCCCCCCACCTCCCGTACTAGGGGAAATGAGGGGCTTTTGCTTTAACTACGGTTAGTTATTAGTTAGCACCAATGCTTGATGCTGACTCGATGCGGCGGAGTGATGCTTCGCGGAAGCGACCATAGCCACCCAACCAGTACCAACCCAATGGCTGCAAGCGCATCAGGATGTCGGTTACGTTGCCACGGACAATCTTCGGTACTGCACCGTTTCCGTCTTGTACGCTGTACGCCTTTGCAAGAGCCTGACGACCCATGATGTGCGTAGCGTATACGTCGATTGAACCAGTTGTGCTAGTTCCGTTCGAAGCGTTCTCGAACTTCTTGGCACGTGGGGTTTCGATGAAACGGACGGACTCGAACTTGCCGATTTCGCCGTTGTAGATTCCCTCTGGGTTGACGTAGTTAGCAGGGGTGCGCCATGCTGCTGCGTCAGTTGCCGAACGGAAGTCGTACGAAACGTCTGGGTGAATGTAGCCAAGGTACGAGCCATCAAACGTAGCAACGTTTGCTGCACGCAACTGTGCGGTTACCTTGCGAACGTCGTCAGCGGACAAGATGTCGTCTGCTGATACCGATTCACGGCTGGTTGGTGTGGTTGAGCCACCCGTTGCGTAAACAACGTTGGTTCCGCCAGCAAGAACTTCACGGATAACCTGGTCGATTGAGTCGCCTGCGTTGTATCCGATGATGTTTGCTGCTGCTGAGTCAACATCCAAGAACGCTGTTCCACGCAACTTGGCGGTGGTTACTACTGCGTTACCGTATTCGTTAAGAGTTACGGTTACTTGGCTGTCGGACAATGCTGTTGGGGTTACGTCGGTAACTTCGTTCAACGTTGACGTTGCTGCTGCAATGTCGCTGAAGATGGTGAATGTTACGCCTGTACCTGGCATTGCCTGCTGTACTGGTTGTACGTCTGCTGCCTGGTCGAACAAGAGTTCTGAACGCAACGCGAAATACGCGAGACGGTCAAATGCTACCTGGTCTACGGACAGTGACGAGAGTTGGGTTTCGCCTGCCATTTTAATTTATCCTTTGGTTTGAGGTTTATGAGTTATCGATTGCTGCTCGTGCCTCTGCCAAAATTCTTTCAACTTCTCGTGGCGACTCTGCTTCTTCCAAACGTCGCGCCCAATCGACTGGAGGCTGTGCGGTTTGTGAACCTGCCGCTATTTTTGCGGTTCGGTTCCAAGCCTTTGCCTCATCGGTTTGGGATGGTGCTACGGGTGGACTAATCAATTGCGCCTCGACGGCTGCCTCACGGATTGCTTCTGGGTTTAGGTCGCCGTCGTATCCTTTGACAAAGTACTTTGCCATCGGTGAGGTTGGGTCAATACCCGCTTTCACGAAGGCTAGTTCTCGTCTTTCGGATTCGGCTTCCGCGAGAAGTTTTTTGGCTTCTGCGTTTTCCTTTTCCAGTTGCTTCATCCTTGCCCGCAACGGATTGCGAGTTTCGGTTTCTTCTGTTTGGTCTTCGTCGTAGTTGTCAAACTGTGACATTATGGCACGCTCCTTTTGCCCACATCACATCGGAGGGAAGTGATGGCTGCTTAGTTGATTGGTACACCCCGTATGCGCCGTGCGAGTCGGGGGGCGCCCGCACAGGTTCCTACTGTTCAAAGTATCGTTTGTTACATTATCCTGTTGTAAGACAGAATGCAATCAGGCTATTGTCCGACGGTGCCGAGTGCTGTTTGTCCACCTGTTTCAAATGAGGCTTGACGGCGGCGGCGTGTTGTTGCTACTCGTTGTGTTGCTGCACCGCTTGTGCCGAATGTTCCTGCGATGAGTTCTTCTTGGGTGAGTGCGTCTTCTCCCATAAGCGGGTTCAGTAGTTGTTCTGATTGTCTGATTTGGGAGAAGCCTTGTTGGGCTTGTGATTCGGTGACGCCTTTTAGGACTAGTGATTCTGCTTGGGTTACGTTTAGTCCGATGCCTGCTTGTTGACGGGATTGTGCAGCGATTTCAGCAGCACGTGCGGAGCGCACTACTGCGTCTTTGGTTTTGGTTGGGTCAATGAAGTAGGCGGCAAGGGTGGCTTCGTCTAGCCCGTATAGGGTTTTGAGTTCGTTGACTACTGCTGGGTCAGCGTTCTTGACTGCGGCATAGCCTTGTTGTACACGGTATTGAATTTCGTCTGGGCTGATGTCGTTGGCGATGAATGTTTCAAAGTCTTCTTTGCCGTTATAGAAATCTGGGGGCATGCCAGCGGCGTTCAATACCTGACGGTATGAGGACTCTAGTTGCAAGTATTGGGATACTGAGTAGGCTGGTTTGTTTGCGGCGCGGCGTGCTTCGTTGCCAGCGAAGCGTCGTTTGAATGCTTCTGATTCGCGGAGTTGGATTCCGATGTCGTCGATGGTGGATGCACCTGTGATGCGTCGGTCCGCTAGTGCGGTCTTGACATCTGCGAGTAGGGCAGGTTCATCCATACCGTAATACTTTAGGGTTGCTGCAATGATGCTTGATGCGGTTTCTCTATCATCGTTTTGTCTGCGGTTGAAATCATCTATGATTCTGGATGTATCGCCCGTTCCCCCATCATCGGTTTCTTCAGGCGCGCCTACACGCTTAATGTATCCGTTGCTGAACTCAGTGACTTGCATACGGTTAGCACCGCTGCCCTCGTAATAGGTGTTGGTGACTGTTGCGCCTTCTGAAGACGTAGAGATTCCACCACCAACACCACCTGCTGCGCCAGCAGCGCCACCACTTGGGAACTCCCTATTAGCCATACGTTCCTGGATGCCGAACATGTCACTCATTAGATAATCCTCCCGAATGCCTGTGCAAGATTGTTGGCGAGACTACGTGCCTCTGTTTTGGCGTTCTCTGTTTTTTCCCAGCCGTAACGGGAATCAGTACGCAACAACTTCTCCCACTCACCCGTGGTCATGGCACGCTTCTTGCCCTCGTCGCCAAATGACAACGCAACTTCATAGTCGCCCTGTGACATGTCAATCGTGTTCGGGTCAACCTCTAATAGTTTGGCTGCGGTCTGCTTGTAGTTACCCGCCAAGTCTTCAAGTGTTACGCCTTGGTCGATAAGGTCAGCAAGATGCCCGTAACGCTGCTTAGCAATTTCTCGTTGCTGGCGTTGGAAGTCTGCTGTCGTAATTCCACCCGTAAGTACGCTTTCGATGCTGGACTGTGGTGCAGAGTTGAAATAGTTTTTAGCAATCAACTGCACACCGAGATAGTCGTTGCCTGCGGTGGCACGCTTTATCGATGTTGGGTTAGCGTAGGTTCCGTCAGGGTTCTTGCGGAATACTTCCTTATAGGTTTCTGCCTTTAGGGTTTCGCCTGTCCATCCAAAGTTAATGGAGTCGGTAACGAACTTGGAGAAGTCTGTGCTGTCAAAGCCAAGGTCGCCGACAATGGTTTTGATTTCACGTACTTTTCCTGATGAGGCTAGTTCGCGGTAGAAGTCAACACCCTGAAGTTCAGCAGCAAAACGTGCCTGACCCTCAGTGGATTCATAGTATTTCTCATCATGTGCTTTTTGGAGCAAGGCAAATAGTTGTGGGTATTTGCTGCGGTCTTGGTCAAGCAACCATGCTTTTGATGGGAAAGTTGAACGGAATGTTGCTTCCCAATCGGTTGATGGGGCTACAACTTGTGCAGTTACTTTTGGTCCCTTACCTGGTTTTGTGGCGGCTGGAGTTACGCCAGCAGATACTGTTACACCTGCCGTGCCTGCGGCGGCGGATGATACAAGAGGTGTTTTTTTTTCATCGCCATTGGCATAGGTTGTTAACTGCATTTGGACGCCATTTTCTACAATGGTTTTAACGCTGGTTATTCCTGTTGCCGCTTCGGCATCTGTTCGTTTTTTGATTGATTCCTCGGTTGCACGGTCAGCAAGAGTAGGGTCAGCAATACCTATATCGCTAGTTCTGCCTTCTCGTTCTTGAGCGCCACGAGAAACACCAGGAACGACAATACCTTCAAGCATTTTGTCTTGCGGGTTAACGCTTTGCAATGCTCGGTAAGCCTCACCAACAACCCTCTGCGCAGCAGCAATATCACCGTTTCTGTCAATAGCGATATTTAGGTTTCCTAATGCTGCTTCAAGTTCTCCACGCGCACGTCGAATTGGACGGTCAATTTCTTCTTGTGCTACACGTTCTTCTTTGGTAAGTTGTTGCGCTGCCTGTTTTGTTCTTGCTTCCGAAGTTCCCTGTTCTTTAACTTGTTTAGCAATCTTGTCGCGCTCTGCAACAAGTTGGGCAAGCGTGTACGACTTATTCTTATACCTAGCAGTACCACCAGCGCGAATGCTAGGGTTCTTGATTAGTTCGTCAAGGGTTTTAAGGTCGTCACTTGCAGCCATTATGCGAGTCCTTTAATTGATTTGTCAAGAATGTCGAACAGAGACAACATGCCTACAGCGCCAGCCTCAGCACCATACTGTTGCTCGACTTGTAGTTCTGCGGCAGTTTGTAGGCTTGGAGCCTTAACTCCGCCAGTACCTTCTGTGATTTCTTTGCCTTCGTAGGCTTTAACAAACTTTTCAATCTCATCGTTAGATACATCTCGACCCAACATTTTGCGGCTTGCGTCTTTGAATACTGCACGGATGTCTTCTTTTGCTGTGGTGCGTACTCGTTTAGCGCCACCTGTTGCTTTGAATGTGGTGAGTAGTTGGCTGTATGCAACATCGGATGTGACGCCTTGTGCGTTTGCGAAACGGAGGAACTCTCCCATTGCGGAGAAGTCTTTGGTGTCGAAGCCTGTGGCAGATGGTTTGCTGTTTCCGTAGAGTCCGCGTGCTGCGAGTGAGTTAAGAAATGCTTGGCGTTCTGCCAAGTCCATTTTTGCTAGTTCGCTATAGGCTTCGCTCGATGGGTCGTACTGTCCACGGGTGATAATGCCTCTGCTGTCTACGAGGCTTTGACCGATATAACCGAATGCTGATGGTCCCGCTACTTCACGCACGCGCGCAGACGTTGCCTCACCAGTTGATACTGGGGTGGTTCCAACAATGTCTTGGACGTTAGGGTTAAACCCTTCCATCTCTACACCTTTGACTTGGCGTGTAGGAAGTTTTACATCTGGGGATAAACCCGATGTACCTGTTGAAAACGCTGAAGGCGGGGTGTCTGATGGTTGTGCTTGGTTTTGTGTATCTTCTGCCATTAGTCTACCTCTGCTGCAAGTTTATCTTCAAAAATTCGGGAGAATTCTGGGGTTCTCTGAATAAGCACCTGTGCAATACTACTCAACCAGTCACGCAAAGGTTCTGCGCGAACAGAATCCAACGACTTCAGGTTTGCTGCACCAGCCTGAGCAAGCGCTTTGTCACGAGCAGCGATGTATTCCTTGACTGCTTGTGCTACTTCGTTGTTTACCAGACGGTCATCTTGTACGGCTTGTTTGAGTTCGCCAATGAATGAGTCAAATTCGCCTGGGTTGAAGTTTGCTTTTGCAGGGAATCCAGGGTATTGGCTGTTCAAATAGACACGCCATTGGCTGAGCCAGTCACGTTGTTCGCTGCTGATTCTGTCGCCTAACTGGTTGCGCTTTGAACGGTAGACGGCTGCACCTAAACGGTATTGGGCTGCGGCAACCATTTCTGGGGCTGAGAGTCGGCGGCGTTGACCTTTTTGGATTTGACGGTTCCATGTTTCAAACGAGAAGTCGTCTCCACCTGGGGCGAAATAGCCTGCTGACTGTTTGTATTGTTCAAACAATCCACCGTTGTTGCGTTGCCAGTCACCGAATGCTTCTGATGCTTCCAAGCCACCTGCGATTGGTTCTGTCTTATGACCGAGGTAGATGAATGCGTCTTCGCCGAAGGTTTCGATAAAGCGTTGTACAGCGTTGTCTGGGTTTTCGGTTTGGAACTTGTAGAACTCTTGGGAGATTGCTGATGCAACAATGTCACCGCCGTCGGTTTCTAGTCTGAAGTCGATTTGTGGTGATGCTGGTCCAGTGAACTGGAACAATGCGCGCAAGCCTGCAAGGATTCGTGCTTTGCCTTTGGCATCTGCATACAGTTTGGCTGTGTCGTTAGGGTCATTCAGGTCGTATTCGCCTGATGATGCAAGATATTTAACTGTTTCACCGTAGGTATTTCCGTAGATGGTTTCCATGTTGGTGGTGTCGGCTTTGATTGCTTCGATTCCACGGCGCGCCCATTGTGGTGCGAACGATGAGATGCCTTGTTTGCCGTATGGGAGAACCATGCTGCGTACGAAGTCGAGTCGTGGGGTGTCTGGGATGATGTTGCTGGCAGCGATTTGGGCTACTGGACCTACACCTGGGAGACTCAATACTTGGAATGCGCCACGTACAGGGAACTGGAGGAGTGGTCCTGCCCAGCCTCCGATTGGGAAGTTGAATACGTGTTTGCCGCTTACTGCGTCTTTGTCGAACCAGCCTGCACCAAAGTTGTCTGGGTCGTCGCTGTTGTAGTTCACAGCATTGTATGCAAGTTGGGTTTTGCGTACTCGCGATGGGTCTTCGATGAGGTAGCCAACGTATTTGCCGAGGGTTTCACGGAATGCCGTAGCAAATGGTGCTACTACACGGAGCATGTCTTCAACGTTAGATTTGCTTTGAGCGTTATACAAGATGTCTTGTAGTTCTTGTACAGCAATTGATGATGCAAATTCTTCTAGTTCAGCAATCGTTGCGTCTCCTGTTGCTGGTTTGTTGAAGATTGCGTCGTAGTTCTTTTTGTTGCCAACGTATTGTTCTACGGTAAGGCGGGCGCGTTTGCCTTCACGTTCAAGGTCTGCATTAAGTTCCTTGACATAGCGGGTAATGTTGGCTTGCAATGTTGTTTGTTCTTCTGGGGAAAGCAAGAATGCTTTGTCACCGACTTCTTTGTAGAAGGCTTGACGGTACAGCGGTGAGCGTTCAAGAGTTTGTGTCGAACGTCCTACGAGGCTGTTGAAGAACCACTTAACACCTGTGTCGAGTGCTTGTGAGATTTTGTCTAAGCCAACTGTTTTCCCTTTTTCTACACGGACAGCAACTTTGACATCTTCGGCAAGTTGATTTTTTGCGCCTTTGTAATTGAGATGTTCACGGAGTGCTTCAGTACCCAAAAGTGATGGGTCTTTTTCTTTTTTGGTGAAAGCGCGACCAGGTGCTACTGGTTGGATTTCTGCAACTTCACGGTTAATCATCGTTCCAGGGTTAAATGGGTCTTCAATCATGTTGGTTTTGATACCAACAATTACACCTTGACGGTCATCTGGAAGGTTTACCAATCCACCAATGCCACGTGGGTTGTTTGCTTCGTCAGCGGCATAGGTTACGGAATCAAGTGTTTGTTCTACACGGCGAGCAATGACTGCTTCGTCCGTGAATTCTCCACCAACTTTAAGATTTTCCATGAGTGGAACACGGTCAAACGCAACGATAAATCTTAAGTCTTCGTCGATGACTGTAGGCGAGGAACCTCGAAGAATGGTTGATAACTTTGCTGTCGACAAACGGTCTACCCAGCCAATAAGGATTGCGTCATCGCCAGTGGACTTAAAAGACTGAAAATATGGATTACCGCTGTCGTCTGTAACTTTGACGCCGTTGCGGAAATTGTCAATGATTATTTTCTTAGCCTCTTTACCATCTGTAGTGCTATTGAACCATTGGACAGTTCTTTCTAAGCGTTCTTCCTGTGGAAGATTCCAGAAAGAAGCAATACGTGAAAGAATCGGGTCTGTAGCAATTTGACCCAAGTTGTCTACATATCCAGTGACGTGACCTTCTGGGTTTACTTGTCTTGAAACTGTTGCGAATTGTTCACTCCTGAACATTGATTCGTTGAAGGACGCAGGGTCTTGAAGATGCTGGTATACAGAACGCTGTACCGCGTTTTTGTACCCATCAAAAATTGCGTTCATTTCTCCAGCGCCATCTTCCAATGCTTCTTCGAAGGTGGTTGCAACGTTGACTCCAGTTGGGTCCATTTTCCCCGTGAGTGGTCCAACGTATCTGCGTCCCATAACGGTTTGAATGGTGCGAAATGGGTGTGTAAAGAATGATTCGTAACCTCGTGCGCCGATACGAATGTGTGAGTCAATCATGTTTCGTACGATGTATCCGCCTGTGGCAAGAACCATTGGCTTCCAGACTTCTTGCTGGAGTTGTTCTGCGGCGGCGATAAGTGCGCGCTCGCGACCATCTTTAGTGCGAAGGACATGACGGAAAACTTTGTTTCCACCGATTTTGGCTCCAGTTAATGCACGGAACTTTCGGTAGTCAGGGAGAACCTGCACGTTTTCAATCATTTCGTTGAGCGCACTTGCGCCTTGCAGTTTTAGTTGTTCGAGTTGTAGTGGGTCAAATTGTGCAAATTCTTTTGGGTCTGTGTAATCACGAAGGAATTGAATCATTCCACCGTCATCAAGTTTGCCGTTCTGGTCAACACTATATGTGCGTAGTTTTGCTTTATCTGCACGTATGCTGTCTACCGCTTTTTTTGCTACTGCTTTATCTCCGCCAGCATGTTCGGTAATTATGTCAAGAAACTCGTCGTATAGTTTGTCTACTGATTCACGGCGAGCAGCAGTATTTTCCAAACTAAACGTGTTCATTGCTTTACCTAAAAACTTTTCATAAGTTTCTGGTAACTGTTGGTCAATCTTTAGACCCTTCATCCATTGGCGGTAGGTCGCAATTGATTTGGAGCGTTCCATGCCCGTGCCGTTGATGATGGCTTGTTGTGCTGGTATTTCTGACCACCATCGGCTGTTGCGAATTGAACGGTATAGAGGTACTCGTTCGCGGGCGTATTGGCGTGCAGCGAATGTTGCACCTGTGCCAGTGACTCCAGAGATTGACGCTGGAAGTCTGCCTGCTCCTTTTTCTTTTCCGAGTACTGCTGCTGCTTCACCGATGATTGCTTTGATTTTGTCTGGTGAGTCGGCGCGGGCTAGACGCATTGCTACTTCTGGGTCGATTCTGTCACCGAAGTCTTCAAGGATTTTTGCTGCGGCGCGACCATACTGGTTGTCTGCGTCAGCACCAGTTAGTCCTCGTGAAGCAATGTTGTCCGTGGCTGTTTTAGCATGTCCAGCAAGGCGGTCTGCCATACGTCCAGCACGTGTGTTCTTGTCAAACCATGTGTAAAACTTTGACTCAACAAATGCGATGCTTTCTTTAGCATCTAACCCTGCTTCACCGCGTGCAATGCGCGCAGCGGCTTCACCTGCTGCTTTGCTGATTTCAGGTATTTTGTCTGTTTCAACAACTCCACGTTCAACAAGTTGCTTACCTAGCGCTTGAGATATTTTTCGTGAACCTGGCAAACCCTTAATAACGTCATCGGCATATGCACCTGTCTTGGCTGCTTTGAGTGCTTGACCTGCATAGAGCGTTGGGTCGGCAAAGATGTTTACGCCAGCGTCAAGGAAGCCTGATAGTAGTGAGTATTCTTTTGAGCCAGGGGTGAACACTAAGTCTGCTGCACCACGACCAATAGTCCATGCGTGACCGTTGATTGTTCCACGAAACTCTCGTGCTTTTTGTGCTTGCGTTTTTTGTGCTTCGCCACCGAAAAAGAATCCTTGTCCAGCGTCTTTACTTCCAGCCATCTGACCTAACTGTGTGGACGCAAACCATCCGTCTACGCCTGCTGGGTCATTTCCTGAGAACAGTTGTGATGCAGCGTTTTGTGCAAGGTCTGGGGTGAACTGTAATGCGGCAAAAGTCCAACGTGACAATGCTTTTGCTTTACCATAAACGTTACGTTGGAACCAACTGCCCTCATCTTTCTTTTGTGGGGTGTTGGTCATTACATATTGTTTGCCAGCAACATTGGATACTGTGTCGATTGCTTGTTGTGTTGCGTTGGCTTTCGCAAGGTCGAGAATTACTCGTGGTGGTACCCACGGTGATTGACGATAGATTTGTGCGACGGCTTGTGCTTGTTGTGGTGTAACAAGTTTCTCAAACTTTTTTTGAGCCGCAATGTTGGCTTGTGCGTCTTTATCGTTATTCTCTTCGTCGACTGGGTCGAATGCACCAAATAATGCCATTAGTATCCTTCACGGATGTAAGAGTCCAACATGTCTGCTAGTTCATCACTTGGGAATGTTGCGTAAAGTGCGCGTAGTTCGTCAAGGATTGGGTCGTTGTTTCGTGGTCCGATATATCCGCCGATTGGTTGGTTGCGTCCTGGTCCAAATGGTGCGCCAGCAGTAAGCGGTTCATTAGGGCGTTCTGTTGGGCGATTAAGTGGACCCATTGAACCTGGTGCTACACGTGGTTGTTGTGGTGTAGCAGTTGGTGCTACATCTGTTGGTGGGGCTGCCATTGGTACTGCACGTTGTGCAGCCATTTGTTTTCCTGCTTGACCATAAGTTTGACCTGGTGCTGCTTGTACCGCAACTTTTTTTGCAGGGTTACGAAGGTCTGAACGATTCGGGTATTGCTTTGCCATTAACCTAACCTACCTGCTAGTGAGAGAACACCGCCAGGTGTTCCTGGTTGTGCTTCTGCTCCCGCAGGTGGTCCCCCAAGTTGTGATAGGAGTCCTTCGATTCCTGCTGGTCCACCTGCTGTTGGTGCTTCTGCACCCATGCCTGGCATTGCTAGTCCTGGCATTGCTTCTGGTGCGCCAGGTTCTACTGGTGTTGCTTGGCGTTGTTGTGCGCGTTCGTTGGTTCGACGTACAGCCTCGTGTAGTGGCACGTTTTCTTCCACTGTAAGTTTCGTCAAGTATGCAAGGTCTTCTGGTTGGTATGGTCCGTTAGGGTCAGCGGCTTGCGCTTGAATCGAGGAGAGCAGGGCGGCTTCGACTGACTCTGCGGTGATGCGGTCCTTTTCCAACTCTGGGTCTGAGATGAGTGGGTCGGCTTCGCGTGCAGATTCTTTTGACATGAGTCCTGTTCCGAGGCGTTGTCCAAGTCCAACGATGAGTCCGTTGACGTCTGCACCTGATGATGGATAGTTTACGTAGTGGAAGTCTGTTTCCCAAATTTTGTTTGGAACATAGTCGATGCGTCCACTCGATTGGCGTCCTGGCATGAAGAACGATTTGGACATGTTTCCGAAATACGATTTTTCTAGTGCAATAGCAATCTTGTCTTCTTCAAGGAGTGATTGGGAGAAGATTGATTGTGCTTCTTGTACGCGGAAGTCAACGGTTGCTGAGAGTACGGATTCGCCTCGGCGACCTGTACGGATGTTGGTTCCTGATTCGCCACCGAACTCGGCAGGGATTGCACCTTCAAGACGCTCTTGGCGTTCGAGGCGGTCTAATGCAACATCAGTTTTGTAACCTGGGTTTGATTGCAACTGTTGAATATCGCCACCCTTAACAACACCAAGTTGTCCAGTCTTGCCATCGGCAATCTGCAAAATTTCTGGGTTCTCACCAGGGCGTGCTACGAGGTATTCGTCTGGGAAGATGCCGCGTTCGATAGCAATTTCGGTGAGTGCTTGCAGACGAGCGCGTGTGTAGTACATGCCCATAACACCATCGAACTGTCCTTTTGGTAGGTCGAGGGTGATGCGTTGTGGTACGACTGCTAGTGGGATTCCTGCACGGTTCGGGATGCGTTCTAGTTCTACAACTTCTAAACCTGAGCGTTCCTCTGGTGAAAGTGTTTCGGTGTTTTCTGGTCCCATGACACAGCACACGATTTCGTTCTCATCAACGTATTCAAGGATTACGTATTGGGTGTCAAAGCGTACTTTGCCCATGCGCAAGCGTCCGATGACTTGTTCGCCGTAGTTGGAGATGAGCCATGATGCTGGCTTGAGATAGGTGAAGATGCAGTCGTCTGGGACTAGGTTATCTGGGTCGTCCGATGGTGCTGCGTATGTGTCTAGTGGGTTTCGTACTGACCATTTTGGTGAAAGGTTCTTGAAGTCTGGGCGCAGCATAACTGGGCTTGATGAGTATGCGAGGAGGTGTCGTGCGCGGCGTCGCATTTTCAAATCCATTTTGTTTGTATCCCACATGGATAGGATTGCTTTGCGGCGGGTGCGTGATAGTTCTTTGCTTCGCTCGTTGCCTTCTTTTACTGGCGGGAAGTATGGCATTGGCATCGTGGATGCGACACGCATAGATGTTTGGTCTAAGCCTTGTACGAGTAGGTTGGCTGTTGAGGTGCGTGCGTTGCGGTCTAGTTCGTTCAACGGTACGATGACGTCGCCGTTGGCTAGGTCGCGGACGCGGCGCATTTGTGCGAGCACTGGTCCTTGTGTTTCTCGACGTGATTTGTAGAGACTTACAATTTCTTCGACGGTAATTGCCACTAATCAACCTTTGCGATGTTAAACCTGGTGGTTATAGCATACACAAGTGTTATATCCATGAGGGTCGCCACTGTCTTGGTGGACGTTTTATTGTGGTGAGGTTCGGTGCGTGTAGACATGCGAACCATAACGCCATTGCTAGGTCGGTTCCGTTCTTTTTGTCGCGGGTCCACTTGCAAAGTTCGTCTACGAGGGCGAGTGTCTTCCAGTTTCCGCGCATTGTTGGTAGTCGGAGTGCGCCTGAGCGTGCAAGTGTTGGGATGATTGCTTCGATTCCTAGGTTTTGGTCTAGTTTGTTGCGGGATGTGGTGTGGGGGAGGATGTTGACACCCCATTTTGCTGTCCATTTGCGTACAAAATCGTGTTGGAGTAGGAATCGTTGGGCTGCGTTGATTTCCACAATGATGTGGGACACGGGGTAGCCGAGGTATTGGGCGCGTTCGCACCATTCTTGGAGGATTCCTGTGAATGAGCCGTCGGTTGTGTTGTATCCGAGGAGGTTTTCTGCTGTGAGTTTGGTTCTTTGGATGTCTACGATGTGATACAGGTTGTGTTCTGGTTGGTAGAGCATCCAGATGAGTCCCCAGAATTGGGTTGGGGATGGGTCAATGCTGATGATGGAGATTACTGGGGCGCGTAATCCTGGTGGGATGTGTTCTGGTAGACGTTCGTTGTCTATGCACCCTGAGTATAGGACTCCGTCTTGTCCTAGTCCGCCTGTAATCCATGTTCTATCAACAAGATATGTTTCATCTGCGAGGTCTTCTTGTTGGTAGATGACGCGGAAGCGCTCATTGTTTGAAGAACGGAGATACGAGAGGTCTTTCCACGAGAGCCTTTTGGGGTCCAGTAGCGGTCCATCAGGGTAAGCAGGCGAGTCAAGACGCCTGGACTTAGGACCAGTATCCAGGTCTTCGTAGTACGCCTTGTAAATAATATGCTTATATTTTTGCTTCTTGGTGGGTTCGGGTTTCTCAAGCACATTGGTAGTTGTGACATCTTCGCCATCATAGTCATCTTCGTCTAAGTCATACGTTACTTTGTTAAGACAGTGGGCATATAAATCTCCTGAGCCAAGCCGCTGTCCAACTACAACTAGGGTGCCGCCTGGGTCTACACGTGCTTCTGCCATTGAGTCCCAGCGTTCTAGGAGTTTGTCACGGGCTGTGGATTCGCGTGCGTTTTCGGTGGAGGCTACGTCGTCAAAGAGGCAGAGGTCTGCACGGTGACCAATGAACTCTGCGTCGATACCGTATGCACGGACGGTTGGTTCTTTGTTGTCTAGCCCGTTGCCGTCTAGTTGTTCTACGATGAATTCTTCTGCACGCCATAGTGCACCTTTGTCTGCTGGTTTGAAGCGCCCGTAGTCGATTGACAGGCATCCTTGTGCGTCTTGGGCTAAGCCTTTCTTGGCTAGTTCTGTGTCTGCGAGCATAGGGTTGGGGCGTTCTAGGGTTTCACGGATTCGGCGGGAGTACATCTTGGCTAGGTTTTGGTTGGCTGAGCCGATGAGTACACGGATGGCACGGTTTTTTACGATTGCCCATACTGCGACATCGTGGAACAAAGTTGATTTGCCTGCTCCTGGTGGGACATTTAGACAGATGAATTCTTTTTCTTCGCTGTCTAGGGACTTAACTATTTCTAGTGCGGCTTCTACTTGCCATGGTGCGGACACGCGTCCTAGGTAGTGTTCACGGAAAAATTGGAAGTCGTCTAGTCCTCTGCGTGCTTCTGGGGTAAGACGGTCTAATGGTATGGCTGGGGGTAGGTCTGCTGCTTCGGCGAGGTCCATTGCGTCTTCCCATTGGACGCCACCTTGCCTGCGGGTATGTTTGGTGAGTTCGATTGCTGCAACATCGGCGTTTGCTTTGGCTACTTTAGATTTCTTTATCCAGTTGTAGCCTGTGTTGGGGTG